AGAAGAAGTCTATAAGGCTTTGAAAGATTATTGGCTTGACTTCTACGGCTACAACTCTAGAGAAGAGGACAACGCAGAAGCAGAGTCTTGGAGGAACTACGCTATAGATGTTTGGCATGATCTACAGGAAATCGCCTATGCAAAGCGTCTGGACAGAAAGAAGCTTATAGCACTTGCAGAAAGGATGGAAGGGAACTTATGAGAGACTACAATCCGGAAGAAATGTTTCAACTGTCAAATGGCAGATACATCACAGATGAAGCACTCTCCCGGAAAATGACTTACATTAAATCCTGCCACCCGGAGACTCCGTATCAGGCTGATTCTACAGGCTACACGTGGGACGAAGCAGGAATGGGAGATTTATTTGCAGAGTGCTACAGAGAGGACACACGCTATTGCCCGGAACATAAGTCTTGGTACACCTACGACAACGGCAAGTGGCAGAAGGATACAGGATCACTTCTCGTATCAGAGAAGATTAAAGAGTTTACCCGGCTCATGGCTTTGTATTGTGGTGAGATACAGGACGAAGACCAGAGAAAGAAGTACATGCAGTTCGTCTCAAAGATGGGAGACAGACGGTTCAGAGATCGGCTAATGAAAGACGCAGCAGACGGACTCACAATTTCAGCGGTAGAGTTCGATGCACACCCATATTTCATTAACTGCCTTAATGGTACTTATGACCTAGAACACATGGTGTTCCGGGAACATAACCCAACTGATTATCTGACAATGCAGACAAACTTCTCTTACACAGCTGACAAAGACAACTTACCGGAGTGTGAGAGGTGGGAGCAGTTCATTACAGAAGTCACACAGAACGACAAGGACAAAGCAAAGTACTTACAGCGTGCTATGGGATATACCATTCTTGGAACGGCTAACGAGGAATGTATGTTCATCCTACACGGTAAGACCACCAGAAACGGCAAGTCAACCATGCTAGACGCAATACAGCACTTACTAGGTGACTACGCTACAGTCGTACCCGTGGAGCTTATCTGCCGGGATGGTAAGATCAGAACAGCAGATACAGCAAGTCCTATCCTTGCAAAGACCAAAGGCAAGCGCCTTATCACAATGGCAGAAAGCGACACAGCAGGAAAGCTGGACGAAGCAATCATAAAGCAGTACACAGGCGGTGAAGAGATCACAGCACGAGAGCTTTACCAGAGTCCTATCACTTTCAAGCCGCAGTTTACCATGTGGTTGTCCTGCAATGACCTTCCTTCTGTCAAGGACAAGACATTGTTTGCATCTGACCGCTTGCGAATTATAGAGTTCAACAGGCACTTCACAGACGCAGAACAGGACAAGACCTTAAAGGACTACTTTGAGACACAGGACGCTATGGCAGGAATCTTTACATGGCTGCTAGGTGGATACCTACAGTACAAGCGCCACAAGCTGACCATGCCCCCGTCAATGCGTGAAGTGGTCAAGGCATATGAGAGGGACAACGACACAGTGCTACAGTTCCTAGAATCAAAGTGCGTAAAGGACAACACAGCGACCGTTAAGAAGAAAACCCTGTATGACAACTACAAAAGTTGGTGCCGGGGATGCGGCTACTACATATTCAACTTTAAGAAGTTCTGTGCAGAAGTAGCAATGCACCCGGAGTGGTACGAGGACGAAAAACAGCAGGAGTACATAGGCTTAACACTAGGTGGAGGGCAGTAAAATGACAGTCAAGGACTACTTTTATACCTATGCTCACGATAAAAACATGACCCTCAAGGAAGTCGCAGAAGACGTGTTACAGACCAACTACAAGACGTTTTATGCACAGTTACAGAGCAATGACGGAATGGGCTTACCCTGCTCTAAACTGGTGGAGTACCTAGAAAAAACAGGGGGGCAGCTCGTATTAAGCACCTACGACCCCCCTAATGAGTACCTACTAGACGGCGAAATAGAGGACTATGTCTATAATGACGATTAAAGAGTCAATCTGAAATTTTCAGATCGTTGCTATAACTTCTCTTATAGAACGCATACTAAGGAAACTTTATACAACAGTCTGAAATTCTCAGACTGGCAGAAAGGACAGAAATTATGACACAGGAGCAGAACGCAAAGTACAAGCGGCTGAATGACAGACTGAATGAGCTGTCACAGCTTAACGGCAACATTGCAAGACTCGCTTTTTATATCAACGAGAATGACATGACGGATGCAATGCGCTGTACACTGGCAGAACAGAGAGAAGCAATGATTAAGTACAGAGATGTACTACAGAACAGAATCATAAACGGCGCATACTAAGCAGAAAGGAGACATATGGAATCTTATGTTGAACGATGGTGCAGAGAACAGGCAGAAAGAAGAAACTCCGCAGAAGAAAAGAACCAGAGGAAAGGACAAGAAGCCCAGAAAGAGAACCGAAGCCGCAGACCGGGCGCAGAAAGCGAACATGGCAAAGGCACGGTTGAAGAATCCAATAGTACAGGGGATAGAACAAGCCAATAATCTACCAGAAGAGTATAACGCTAATGCGGTATCGTTCATTATGGCTATAACACCTACTGAACCATTAGACAAAAACGATATAGCAGAAATGCAGAGACGCTTTGCACACTACATAGAAATGTGCGCTAAGTATGGCAAGAAGGTTAGTAATCAGGCTGCTTATCTGGCTATTGGTATTACAAAAGACGATGTATATGATTGGGAAAATCAGCGTTCTGTGAACCCTGCTAGAACCGAGTTTCTAAAAAAGGTTAAGCAAATTTGCGGAGTTTACAGAGAACAGCTCATGTCTGACGGTAAAATCAATCCAGTTACCGGAATATTCTGGCAGAAGAACTATGATGGCTTGAGAGATCAGACCGAACTTGCTATTGCTCCTGTTAATCCTTTAGGCGATGGAAAGAGTGCAGAAGAGCTTGCGAAGAAATATTCAGAAGATGCTTACATTGACGCAGAAGAGCAGAAAGCACTTCCGGACACGCAGAAAGACAAAAATTCAAACTGAAAAATTCTCTATTGCTTCATCCTGCTGCTGTATGCGGGTAAGCAATAGAGAATAAACCTACAATGCCTCTGTGAGACACTACAATGCGTTTCTAGGGGCTTTTACCGTGTTAGGGTAGGAATATGCCACCTATACACAAACACGCCTAAAAACGCCTTTAAATGCGTTTTAAGGGCATACGCCTAAAATCTGAGATTCTCAGACAGTTGTATAAACTTTCTCTAGTACGCGCGTATATAGAAAAGTTATATAGACGGTCTGAGATTCTCAGATTGTAACAATTCTGTAATATTTAATCTGAGATTTTCAGACAGGTGCTATAAACTCTCTATAGAATCGAATATATAGAGAACTTTATACAACGATCTGAGATTTTCAGATTGACGCAAAATAAAAGCCAGGGAGATGTCCCCGGCTTGCTTTGTGTGGTGGTATTAGTGCCTATGGAATAGTGACAGCGGTCTATTCTGCCGTGTCCAGTGCTGTATTAGTGCGTTGGTGGTGGTTTGATTGTACATAGGTATCTTGTAAAGCTCTATCCCCTGTGCGGTCATATAGTACCCTTGCCCGTATGAAGGCAGTAGCTCACAACCACCACACCCCAAAATATTGCGGCTGTCTTGCTTGCTACGTGTCCGGAGTCCTACTCTGCTATCAAAGTTTACTTTAACGGGTGTAGGAATGACAGCGGACAGCGGGCATTGTGTGGCGGCTATAATATGCACGTTGGCGGCTCTGCCTATTTGTGCTATACGCTGTATAAGTGGTTGCACCTGTTTCTTGTTGGTAGTCATTAGGTCGGCTAATTCGTCTATCACAATATAGACATTGCTTCCGCTGTATTTCTTCACGTGCTGCCGTTGCATGACAGTATAGCGTTCCTCTATTAGGTTCATGGCACGCTGTAAGGCTTGTACCATGGTATCCGGTTCACTTGCATATACTATGGTATGTGGCAGCAGCTTATAATCTATTAGCTCTACTCGTTTCGGGTCGATTAGAATATACTGCACCTGTTCCGGGCTGTACTGTAGGGACGTTGTTATAATGCCGTTTATCACTACTGATTTTCCGCTCCCGGTTGCGCCTGCTATGAGCAGGTGCGTTTGCTTGAGCATATCAGCGTATAGGCTGTAATATTGCATTGTGGGAGTTATCCACTGTTTCATTGTGCTACCTCCTGTATTAACAACGCCCCGGCTTTGCTGCCGGGGCTGTCTTTTATGCGGGTATACGGTTTCTGATATAGATTGTGCCGTCTGAACATTTAATAGCGTTTGACAATTGATTTATAAATCTTCTTTGTGTGTCGGTCATTATGTAATAGCTATCACCTAAATGACTATAACGCTTTGCCCCGGAATAATAGATAAATACAATAACATTTTCATTTATTGGCTGATATGCTTGTTTTATTCTGTTCATAACTGTTTATCTCCTCTGTTAGATTTCTTCAGTTTCTACATTTGTACCACAATACGGGCAATATTTAATATGTTCTATTTTGTTATTGTCTGTAATAATAAATGCGCTTATGTCATGCCTGTATATTGTCATACGCTCATTTAATGCCTTGCGTGTGTACTTGTGTGCATCCGGGCAAATGTGAATATACAGTTCGCTGCTATTTTCATCTTTAACTAGCATTGTTCACACCTTCTTTCTTTGTGGCTTGCCTTCATCAGTTACAAGGTTGCCGACCTTGTAAGACGGGCATTGCTGCCCGTTTCGGCTTTGTGCAAATTGTCCATAGCTCTATGCTGTAGTATTGCTATCAGTAAATGCCCCGTGTAGCTTTGAGCTGCTTTATAACCGTTTCCAATTCGGCAGCTATGCTTTTAAGAACTGTCCGGTTCATGTCTACATATTCGGAATCATTGTTTAACAGTTCTGTTATTTCTTTGTTGTATTCACAAATGTAATCTGTAATCGCTTCTGTGCTGACAGCGTTATAGTTGCTTGCCTTTGCTTTATGTATTCTCATGTTCTGCACC